TTTATATCTCATCCAGTTGGGTGTTGCAAAAGAACAGGCTCGTCTTGTCCTACCAGTTAACATCTACACCGAGTTCTACTGGACTGTAAACGCTCGCTCACTAATGAACTTTCTTGAATTACGAACTAGCCCAACAGCACAAGAGGAAATTCGGGAATATGCAGTTGCGGCAGAAAAAATGTTTCAAGAAGTCATGCCCGAGACATACAAAGCATGGACAGTGAACGGACGCATTTGTCCGTGAGCAACCGTTCAGCATCACCAGAAGTAGAATCATTTTTAGCACGCCTTAACGGTGTGCGCGACAACGGTTCTAACTGGTCTGCTCGTTGCCCTTGTCGCAATGATGACTCAAATCCATCCCTCTCCATAGGTCAAGGAACCGATGGACGAGTTCTCATAACTTGCCATCGTGGAAGTGGATGTTCAGTGGACGAGATTTGTGAAGCAATGAACGTACAGAAAAGTTCACTGTTCCCTAAGTCCACTCAGGTTGAAAAACCTAAACGGGAAAAGTTAACACTCATTGCGACTTACAATTATCGTGATGCAGACGGAACATTGTTGTTCCAAAAGCAGCGTCTCGTAAACGAGGAAGGTAGAAAAACTTTCCGACAACGTAGACCCAACCCAGATACTGGTGAATGGATATTCAACCTCGGGGAAATTCCGAAAGTTCTATACAGGCTCCCAGAGATTTTGGTCGCCAAACAAAAAGGCGAAATCATTTGGCTCGTAGAGGGAGAAAAAGATGCAGACAACCTTGTTGCTCTTGGTCTCTGCGCAACCACACCACCAAACGGTGCAGGAAAATGGCAAGACATTCACACAGAAGCCCTTGCAGGCGCGAACGTATTCATAATTTCAGACAGAGACGATGTAGGCAAAGAACACGTTGCCTTAGTTAGCGCCCAACTTGAGGCAGCAGGATGCACGGTCGCCTCATTCATTCCGCCCCACGGTCACAAAGACGTAAGCGACATGTTGGAGGCTGGGTTAGGCGTAGATGACCTACTTGAGTTTGACGAACCAGCACAGCCAGAACTTGCAGAACATCCACAACAAGAAAAAATTCCTTTAGAAGTCAAAGACGAATCTGCCTCTGAGATATTGCGTGGAATGGAATCAATCTTTTCCCGAGACGACATCTCTTTAGAACAAAAACTAAACCGCGCATCGCTACTGCTCAACTCCACTAACCGTCAAGAAATTAGCGACAAGGGACGTTTGGTCGTGTGGCAGGATTTTCTAGATGAAGTTGAAAACGATAGTTACGACTGGGTCATTCCTCAACTTATTGAAAAAGGTGAGCGCGTCATCGTCGTAGCAGCGGAAGGTGTTGGTAAAACAATGCTGGCAAGACAGGTTGGATTATGTGCATCAGCAGGTCTACATCCGTTCACAATGTCAAAAATGACCCCTATTCGTACCTTGACAGTTGACCTTGAAAACCCTGAGCGAATTATTCGTCGTACATCAAAAAACATTATGAGCGCCGCCCTCCACTACGGGCACACGCGCAAAACAGAAGCACATCTACTTATCAAACCAGCAGGTCTTGACCTATTGAAACAGTCAGACAGAGCAATTCTGGAAGAAGCAATTGAAAAAACTAAGCCACAATTGCTCATCATGGGTCCGCTCTACAAATCTTTCGTTGACCCCGGCGGACGAACTAGCGAAAGTATCGCTATTGAAGTAGCCAAATATCTGGACACAATCCGCGAAGTTTACGGATGCGCTATGTGGCTAGAACACCATGCTCCCCTCGGTTCATCTATTGGTGGTCGGGATTTGCGCCCATTTGGTTCCGCTGTATGGTCACGCTGGCCAGAATTTGGTCTATCATTGACACCAGACCCGACTTCAACGGAAGGTTACGTATACGACGTAAAGCACTTCCGTGGTGCTCGTGATTTAAGACAATTCCCAACCAAGATGAAAAGAGGAAAAATTTTTCCTTTTGAAGTGTTGGAATTTATGAAAGTTGACTGATGAACACCTCACAACAGGGGCTAAATAAAGAATTTTTAGCCGAGCGCGATTTACGTATTTTTAAAATGCGGCAAAGCGGTATCCAGCAAGCGGAAATAGCACGTCGTTTCAACATGACGCCCTCCGCTGTAGGGAACGCAATCCGCCGTCAATTGCAAAAGATGAACAGCGAAGCCCTTATGGCTTACCCAGAAGTCCTCCGCATGGAACTTGAGCGACTAGACGCTTTGCAATCCGCAATCTGGCCACTCACACAACACCGTCGCGTGAAAATGGATGATGGGACAGAAGTTGCTGTTGAACCTGACATGAAAGCGGTTCAAACCGCTCTGTCCATTATGGATAGGCGCTCAAAACTACTTGGCATGGAACAGAACAACGTCAACATCCAAATGGATATATCTGGCGGAACAAACCCTGTGCGAGCATCGCTTGCTGGAGTAGAACGCCCAGCAGCACTCAACGCTTTCAATCCAGAGGAAGAGGTAAAGAAATTGCTTCAAATCATGGGCGATTCAGGAGTTCTTCCTGAGGATACAATAAACCAGTTGTTGGGTAGAACTACGCAAAATCAGCGTATGCTACAAGCGGCGGAAGATGATGATATGCCCATTGATGCGGAGGTAATTGAAAATGAGTAAAGAAGAAATTGACAATGTTGAAGCAGCAATGGAAAAAGTGGCAGAAACCCTTGATTTAACTCGGGCAACAAATACTGGGTCAAAGCAAGGTGAACCCGCCGCGAAGCAGGTGCTCGTCCGTGCCAGCGAGGCAGACCATCAACGATGGAAAGACGCAGCAGAAAAGAACGGCATCTCAATGTCGGAATTTGTGCGCGAATGCTGTAACGCCGCCGCAAACGAAACGCTTGATTGCCAGCACCCAGTTGAAATGACCAGATTTTACCCTTGGGGCAAAACATGTCTCAAGTGTGGTCACAAAGATTTTACCGAAAAAGCAAAGTCGTATCGCCGTAGCAATACTCAATAACGATGCGTTACCGCTCTCCTAAAAAAGAGGCTGAATATCGTCTGCGTCGCCCGCTAGTTGCACGCCTGCTTGAAGAACGCCCATTGTGTGAAGCATGCCCAGTGTTTGCCATACACGATGAGAAAACAACATACCGTAGGAACGCCTCGGTAGATGTTCATGAGTTGATTCGGCGCTCACAGGGTGGTTCTATTTTAGATGAAGAGAACCTTATGTGTGTCTGCAGACCGTGCCACACGCGCATAGGCAATAACCCACAGTTAGCATTTGACCTTGGTCTTGCTAAACATTCGTGGGAGTAATTTCACTTCACTACCGCGATACGAATAGAAGTGTTAGATTCCATGTATGAACATTCTTGGAATTGACCTGTCCTTAACTTCTACTGGAATATCAGTAAATGGCGAAACTGGAACAATCACCACCCAAGCAAAAGGTGCAGAACGCCTATCAATAATTTCACTTGCAATATTGGATGCGGTAATTGATAACAGTATAGAGATTGTTGCTATTGAAGGTTACTCTTTTGCTTCACGTAATAGCCAAGCATTCAGCATTGGTGAACTCGGAGGAGTAGTGCGCACGCGTCTTTGGGAGCGCAATATCCCGTTCGTTGACATACCGCCAACTTGTCGCGCAAAGTTTGCTACAGGCAGAGGGAACGCAGCGAAAACAGAAGTGATGTCATCAATCTCTGCTAAGACAGGAATTATTTTTTCTGGCAAAGGCGCAGACGATATGTGCGACGCATGGATTCTGGAAGAAATGTGTAAAACCGTCATTGGTGTTTCTGAATACGAATGGTCTGCCACACAATTATCAGCCCTTGACAAAATAGACTGGGAACCGCTAGTATCCCTACACAACAATAAGGAGAACCGTGCGTAGTAAACCTATTAGCCAAGTTGATATTGAGAATGAACTGGTTCGCCTCATGGACATGCTTGAGGAAGAAACCGAAGCATTTGAAACTTTGGCAGTGGACTGCGCTAAAAAAGAGGCTTTGTACAAATCTAATTGGGCAAAAGAGTATCTTTCAGCCAAAGGCTCAATCCGCGAGCGCGAAGCATGGTCGGATTACAAACTTTCAGACGAATCATACGACTATAAAATTGCTGAAGCATTAGTTAAATCTAAGCGTGAAAAATTAACATCTTTAAGAACGTCAATTGACGCACTACGCACGCTCAACGCAAACGTGCGTACACAAGTATCAATGTAAGTAGGGAAAATGAACCACAAGATTCATGAATCAATCGTATCCTTAGCCCGCCCTCTAGATGATTTAGTTCACCTTCAAGGCAACCCACGAGTAGGAAACATTGACTCCATTGCAGCGTCATACTCCGAATTTGGACAAGTGCGACCAATCGTTGTGCGACCAAACTCAGATGGAACAGCAACAGTTATTGC